TACCGGGACGATACATATTCGAGCTTTCACCGACAGTCTCGGACATCAGTCCGTCTCTGCGCTTGTCACCAATAGGGTCGCCGCCGAGTTGGGCATTGGCCTCGATGATCTGGGCACGCTTGAGCGCAACAAGGAAATCTTCAGGTAAGGCAGCCAGCTCCTCTGCGGTCAGACTCTTGATGTCGCGGATCTCGACACTGGAAGACAGCCTGTCCTGCGCATCCCCACTGGTAACGTAGAAGGACAGGTTGCTGATCGCATGGAAGGCGTTGATCAGTGCGGTCTTCTGACTGCGCTCAGCCGCTACACTCCAGGCATCGATCCCGGCGATCTCCATTGCCACAAGGACAGCAGATCCGAATGACTGGAAGGTGTTGGTCATGACCTCCAGCGTGTCGGTAGCTTCGATCAGGTAGGATCCGGAGTTGATGACTTCGCCGTTAGCGGTGGTCATGATGACCTCAACAACGCGCAGATCGCGAAGCTCACCAACATCCAGTAGGTTATTGGATGCGTCTACCTCGATCGTAATCTCGGTATCGCCTGGGGTAAATCCGCTGTGCAGTGTTGAGGCAATGACCTCCTGGCCCTGCCCGTCCAGCACGCGATAGCTAACCGCTGTTGGGGTAACGGCATTGCCCAGGGAGTCCTGATAAGGGACGGTGATCGATACCGCCGCATTACTCAGATAGACGTTCATCCGTTACTCCTTACGCCAGCACTTCGATGTCGGCATTCTCAACAGTGACTACAGCGCGCACTGCCATGATGGGGCCTTCGATCACAGGGTTGCTGTTACCGGGGGCGACAGTTTCCTTGTGACTGATGCGCTGACCCCAGAGGCCCGCGACTTGGATGTTTTCCTGCTTCATTTAGGAATTACTCCGCTTTTGGCTTGGCCTGTTCCTGGGCAGTCATAATGCCCTCAATCAGGTCAGCAACGCTCTTGGCCTTCACATCAAACTTGCCTGCAATCTCACGCAGGCCCTTGATGCCCTTTTCGTCAGCAATCTGTTCCAGCATTTCCTGTGGGTATTCGAACTCGACGGCAGCTTCTGCCGGAGTTTCCTCGGCAACTGGCTCTACGGACTGAACGGGCTCTGCCAGCTCTTCGCCAGGCTCAACGGCTTCTACTTCGTCGGCGCGCTTCATGGCAGGCTGAACGTCTGCTTTTACATCACGCGAATCGATCATGCGTGCAGCGAAATTGGGGTCTTTGCCCTCAATGTATTCAACGCGCATCGATGCCGAGATCCGTGAGGCTTCCAGTTCGGACAGCACACTGACAGACTCGCCATTTTTGAATTCAATGGCTCCAATGTAGCCAGTCAGGTTCTCAAAACCCTTCTCAACGATCTTTACCTTAAATCCCATTGTTAATACTCCTTGATACAAAAACGGGCAGAGGAATCCCCTGCCCGTCTATTCTAAGTCACTTGTGACTTACTTTCCAACTTAAATGTTGGTCAGACCTTTAACACGGGCCAGAGACTTAGTGCTCTTCAGAGCAGTGCCGCAATACCACTTCAGACGAGTGCGAGTTGCGTCCTTGTTCTGAACAGTGCCGATGTCTTCTACGACCATGCCAGCAGCGTCACCACCGAAGATGCCGTGCAGACCGTCAACTTCGTTCAGGCGGGCAGCGTAAACAGAGCAAGAGGCAGTCTCAGTGCCCTGGGTTTCGTCACCAGGCAGGAAGTCGTTAACAACGATAGGCACACCGTTGTGAGCAGGCATGTAACCGAAGTTTTCGATCATGATGCTCTCAGGGGTAGTGCCGCCCATTGCACGAAGCAGAGCGCGGTAAGCACGCAGAGTGCCAGAACGCATAACCAGAACGTCAGCGCCATTAGGAACAGCGTCCAGCAGTTCGTCCAGCATGGACAGAGACAGCGCAGCACCGTTAGCGCCAGCTTCGATAGTCTGACCAGCAACAGTCAGAGAAGCCAGGCCGTCGAATTCCTTGGCGTTAGTGCCAGCGTCACCGATAGCCAGGGTGCGACGGAACTTACGAGCCAGACCCTTCGCCTTCTGAGCGATCTGGATCGCTTTCTGGTTAGAAGTGTCAGACATAGTGCCATCGAGGAACTTATCTACATCAACGTCACCGATCAGAACACGCAGCTTGCTGGTGACTTCGGTGAAGGTAGACGCGCCTTCAGGCACAGTGTCGCTTACAGGATCAATGAAGTCGCCTTCAGAGATAGCGTTTTCACGGTTGTAGACATAAGCCTTACCGTTGATGCCCATGAAGGGCAGAAGAGCAAACAGGCCATCTTTGTCGATGATTTCTTCGATGACACCAGCGACAAGATCGTTGTTGCTCAGCTTTTCAGCTTCAGCACGCAAAAGAGCCATTTTTTACATTCTCCTTAAAGAATAAAATCGTAAAAAGTTATAAGTCATGAGTGACTTATTTTACCATAACAAGGTTACTTCTTGCCAGCACTCAAAGCCTTTTCGATGCGAGATTGCCCGTAAAGGTTTTCTTTGATCTCTGGCTTCTTGCCGGAAGCTGTCTTGGAATCTGCGCCAGGCTTCATCTTGCTACGGATCAGGTGATCACGATCAGGGTCGCCATCGATGATCTTGGAAATGGCTTCCTCAAACTTGAGAGGATTGCCTTCTCCATTGACCAGCATGGTGCGATCTGATGCGCTCTTGGGCTTGTCGTATGCGACAACCTTGTCACCATCAATATCGAAATATTCACCGTAAACGATGCGCGCCTTGGTTGGCGTCAGAGTCAGATTGTCCGAAATAAACTTGGAGCTATCGAACGCATGACCAATAGTGAGATTGTTAATCACGCCGTCTTTCGACTTCAGTTCAGACTGCACCTGTTCGAGCTGCTCCTTGACAGATTTCAGTTCGGACTGGTGCTGCTCAACCATCTGCGCTTTCAGCTTATCCCACTCGCCCTTCTGTTCGAGTTTCCGAGTTTCGGTTTCCTTCTGATGCTTGATGAGTTCTTTTACCTGTTCCAGGTCGATGCCGTCGAATTTCTTGAGCTCTTCTTTCAGCTTGGCAACCTCTGAATCTTTATTCTTCAGGCTGTCCTGTGCTTCTCTGAGCTTTTCCTTCTTCTGCATCACTTCCTTGAGCAGTTTGGCTTCAGATTCTGAAGGCTTAGCTTCATCATCTCCGCCATCACCGGATTCATCTTTCTTACCAGCTTCCTCGCCGCCCTTGTTGTCACCAGAATCGGTATCTTGATCCTTAATGTCATCAGTTGCAGCTCCACCAGCAGAACCACCAGTGCCGTCATCAGCTTCATTCCAGTAGCCGCGAGCGATCAATTGATTTCGAACAAACTTCATAATTTCAACTTCCTTTTGTGCGACCTGTCGCTTGGTCGGTTAAACAATGTGGCAAATCTCTATGCCGCTTCTTGATCCGCTTGCCCGTCGGCAGTTGGATCGGATTCTTCCTCTTCCTCGCCATCAAATAGCGAAGACGGGGTTGGAATTTCGACTGGCTTTTCGGGCCAGTTCTGGATCTCTTCCTTCATCTTCTTCGCTTTTCGACGAGCGCCTGCATCTGCTCACGGCGCACGCTATCTGGTGCGTCGATCAGTGCCAGGCGTTCGGCTACATCAAATTCGTCGGTCAGGCTGCGCACATCGAAGTTGTCCGCATACTTAACCAGGTCTTCTTCAGGGGCCTCGACGTTATTCCACAGGCAAACCAGTTCAATCAGTTTGCTCTCGGCACGATCCAGGGAGTCCGCCTTGGAGGTGAGCAGTGCATTCACACGCTCGAAGTCATACGCTTTGGCAACGCCGGATGAGTTATCGATACCCATCGCGTTATCCTGCTTGGTGCGCTCACCTGCCATACCGACAGAGTGATAGATCTCATTGATGATCTGACGAATGGCGCCGATGATCAGCTCTGCCTGCTTTGGATCTGGAGCAATGAAGAAAGGCTTGGATCCGCCCTCGCCGTCATAGGTGAAGATGCGCTTCGTGCCCATCTCAACCAGCTTGGTGTATCCGTCGTCGCCCGGCAACATGCCCTGGGCTGGCATCGCAAGCTGCGAGAAGGTCTGATCCTGAATGATGGCATCCAGGTTCGACAGGTAGTTCGCTACAGCGCGATCCAGGTAGGCAATGTCGCCAATCAGTGAGGGTGCGGTATAGGGGTCATCCGTCTCAACATGGTCCACATTGAATACGGGGACAATGCCCAGATTATGAGTGCCGCTACCCTCCAGCTCGACCTTCTTGCCGTCCATCTTGAACAGCGTCCAGTCTTCGCGGGTCCACAAGCGATAACGCTCGATTGCACCACCTGTTGACTCCAGGGGATCCTCGTCGTCACGATCTACCTCGTGGATCAGAATCCAGTTCAGCTCACCCTCTTCGTCATAGCTCATGTCCAGCACATGCAGAGGCGAAACGAAATAAGCATAGGTGCGCGCACCCAGCTCTTTTTCCTCGGCAACGGTCTTGGCATCGCCTGGCTTATTGTTATCTACGACAACCCAGATGCGACCAAAGGTGGATGAGCGATTGGAGAGCTGGCGCATGAAGTGCTCGATGTCACGCTTGTTGCGCGTAGCATTCTTCCAGAACTGGCGGACCTGCTCCGGAGCGTCATCCGTATTGCGGACGACCTGCGCCTTGAAGATGTATTTGTTGACCAGATCAACAATTTCACGGGAATGATTAAAACGATAGGCGCGCTCAACACGCTGGCCGAACTCGTCATCACCTTCCTTGATGTATTTGAAGATGTGCTTGTCGAACCAATCACGACCGCCACGATAGCAACTTTCCAAGAACTCCCAATGAGCAACGGAGTCCTTGTAATCCGGATGGCGTCGGTCAATCAGTTTTTTAAGTGATTTCTGATCGTATGTTGGCATAAATCATTCCTATAGGATGTGGCTAAGTTTAGTCACTGGTGACTTACTTGTCAACCTAAATTGAAATACCCTGGATCTTGATCTTGCGCACTGGGAATTCAATCTCGATTGGGTAGCCCAGGGCGTCCGCACTATGCTCCACGCCTCCGGTCTTATCCACATCACGACCACCTGGTTTATAGATCGTCTGCTCCAGTGAATTGATCAACTGTCTGCACTTCTTGTCGACACGCAAGTGAATCTGCCCGTCTCCAGTCTGTATCATGCGATTTACGGAGTTTACGCGATCAGCGATAGCAGGATGCTTCCTGCGATGTTTGATGCGCTTAAATCCGCGCTCACGGAAGATGTCGAGATCCGACTCACCGCGTGCGTGCTGTCTGTGGCCGCCAGCCGGGTCAGGATAGATTGTGATCTGCTTCATGTAGCGCCAGTATCGACGCTCCAGCTCATCACAGACCTCTTCCGTGTTCGATCCATACAGGACAATCTCATCGACCGCCCAGACTTCTCCATTCGGCTGTGGCTGGAGGATGACAGAACTCATGGGGTCGATGTTGAAATCCTGCCCTACCCAGATCGGCAGATCTGGATTGAACGGATAGTCGCCGACGTGCTTGCTACGCTCGAATGGGTAGTAGACACGTCCGGACATCGTTTCGAAGGACGCCTCGAATTCCTGGCGGAAGGATTTTTCATCCATGTCCTGCCTGGCAGCCTCGATTTCCCCTGGCGGGATGAATGGAGACATGATGGTCGGATACTGCCAGGATTGCCATTGCCCACCCGCGATCAGCTCATCACGCTGACCCAGCGAATACAGTTCATACAGATGGTTGAAGGCTTTTG